TCGTTCTACGCGACCGGATACACCAATGGATGGTTTGCCTATTTTTGTCTTGGGTGAATACTTGTTTGTGTCGAATGAGGTGGGGATAGCAATATCAGGTCCCTCAGGGGGAGGCTGTTGCTCCACTTTCGGTTTCTTGTTGGGCACTCGCTGTGGGCGGGACGGCTTCATATCCAAGGGCATTGTTAATCACAGAGGGGGCTTCTGGGTTTTTAGTGGGATCAGCAATTGGTGCGGAAAGCATCTGACCAGCTTGCTTAGTAAGCTCCATTTGTTGGGCTTGCTGGAGTTGTTGTTGCGTCTCTTCCTTCTGTTGGTCCATGCTCTTCACAAGGTTCAGTACGTCAATACCTTGTGCTGCAGCAAGACGCTTGATGGCTTCATCTGGGTTGATGTATTTCATCAAGGCTTCAGGGCCAATCGTTTGAGCGATAGTCGTGATGAAAGTCGTAAGAGACTCTCGGTCTTGACCACGGCCTAGTGCATTGATACCAGCAACAATCGTCGGTTTGACCAGATCTTTGGGAATGCGTGGGATTTCACCGCTACGCTGGAGTACCAACAACTTACGGTTCAGATATGGTAGAAGAAACTCAACAGTCAACAGGGAGAATAGTCCACCAAGTTGTTGTTCCAGCTCCATCTGAGTGAGGCGGACCTCTTCGGCTGTAGTGCGTTCACTCTGACGTACAGTAAGAACAAGGAATGCTTCAGCCAATCGACGTTCCAATGTAGCTGCCATCTCAGCAGCAGTTCGGAAGTCAGCTGTCTTACCAACCTGGATAACACCGATGTCATCAGGCCTGCCTTGAACGATGGCACCATTACCAGCTTGAGCGATGGTTTGTGGTTTAGTAGTAGAGCTAGGGCTAACAGTGAAGATGACTTTAGCAGCTGCTGCACTACCCTCAACCAGTGCTTGTGAGAGTGCTTCTAGAGACCGGAGATCTCCAACAAACTCCTCCACTCTCCCTCGTCCATAGTTTTCACCGTCAACGGTATTGAACCTCAGCACGATGAATGGGCTAGCTTCTTTAGGGGCCTTACCGCCAGTGTTAGGGATCCTCTTGTCGAATGCTTCCTGATGCCAAACCCAACGATTGTTGTCTAGGCGTACATGTGTGTAGACCTCTACATCACTGTCGGTCAGAGTACCGTTGCCACCAACATCACCTGGGTAGTTTGGTTTTGGTTCTTCAGCAAGGAAGTTGCTTGGAAGAAGTTGTTTGTTAATCAGCTCTTTGGTTACAATCTCAATGACGTTACCATTACCGTCTCGTTCTACGACATAGCGATTCAATGGGTAGTGCTTCAACCCATCCTTGCCCATGTACAGAAGGGCGTTACCACCAACTACCAGATGCTTGATGGCTTGGTGAACAGTAACTCGATCACTAGATGCAGCAATCGAATCCATCACCATACGCTCAAGCTTAGCAAAGCTCAAGTCAAGTTCAGACCTAACTTCTGCAGGTAGCTCAGTACCAAGCTTGTCGTCACGTACCTGCAACTTGAAGAAGGTGGTCTGTGGAGGTAGGAGTGCCAACATCAGCTTTGATGCCAACGTTACCGTACACTTCGCTCCAACTGATTGCCAAGGTGTCGGAAGACTTTTCCAACTTGTACGTCCCTCATCATTTTGAATGAGGTAAGGGAGTGTAAGCCTAGAGCATTGAATTGCGCTATCAAGAAACTGGGCACGGTGCCTAGTCAAATGATCGTACCTAGTTCGTGCGTTCATCTATCTACCCGATATTCACACCACCGCCACTAGCTCCGCCTCCCATATTCATTGGGATACGTAGGCTCTCAGTTCCAACTCCAGCAGATCGGTTTGCTTTCTTTCGTCTCACAGCTACTGGATTAGCTGCATTTCTAGTCCTATATGGAGCAGGGGGAGGAGCAAGGCGACCTGCCTCTGCCCTATTACGTTCCATTTCTTGTTGCATAGCAGCTCGGTCAGTCTCCATCTGCCTACGCAGATCTGCTGCATCACGAGCGGCTTGTTGGCGAGCTTTCCTAGCTTCGCGTGCAGCTCCACCAAAGCACATAGTTAAAGTTCCTCATTAGAGATACGATGGGCAACCCACTCTACTACACTCCGCTGACCACTCTTATACATAATCGTGTTGGTAGGGTCGTTTGGTTGCGGTAGGAATTGGGGAAAGTTTTCCTCAAGTTCAGACAAGAGGCGTTCCACAGTGAGGCCTAACTCAAGCGTACTGTGGGAGGTTTGGATTAGCATGTTCAAAGAATGCAGGCATTCGTGCTCGCTTTGTCTCAAAGAGTTCTGGAGCCTTACCCTGATACATCAGGTTGTCACTAGCATCCAGCCAAAATTTTTTTGTCCAGATACTTTGACTCGGTACTCTTACCTAGTGGCTGAAGTACCCAGTTGATGGTTGCACGCCGGAGCTTATCGAGAGAAGGACTCCAATTAAGACCAAGCTCAGCACATACCAGAGAGTTCGTTGCCACATGTACTTGCTCATCTCGGCTAATGTCAGCGCTTACTGTTCGGAGACCAGCGTCACCATTAAATCGAAAGAACGGGAGTAGTACGAAGAAAATCGCACGCTCGGCAACCAATGCTTTAAGGATCGTGTGATCAGGATGCGCTTCCCACGCAGATCGAATTCGCTTGGCTTCTTCCTCAGCTTGAGGATCAACGCCGATAGCATTGGCGATGTAACCGAGAGCCAAGTCGTGGTTCTCTTCGTCTTTGATGTTAGAACGGAGCAGGTCTGCCGATAGAGCTGGAACTTCAGAAAGCGCAGATTCAATGAAGCTACCAACGGGGAGTTCCATATGCCTGATAGCAAGGGCTCGGTAGATTGTTTCTTCTGCGCCATCGGCAAGCTTTCCAGCAGTTGTTTGAACAGGTGTCCAGGCACGTTTACGGCTCAGTAGTTTCTGATAAGGGTTCATTACTCTCCGCAATTACAAGAGGGGGCAGGGTCATTCAAGATGGAGTCAAGGTAGTCATCCACCTCGGATTCGTCCAATGCAGCGTATGCAGAGGTTTTGTCTTGAGTGTCGCCCATTACCTGGAGAGAGTAGTACAAAGAAGTTTGGGGACTATTCAGCCACTCTTCGATGAACGCCTCGTCATAGGTGATCACATCAGACCAACTATTGAAGCTATAACCGTGAAGAAGTCCCGTCTTGTCGAGTAGACGGACTACCTCATCCGCAACTCGTTTGTAGTTGTCCCAACCAACCTCCGATGCAACTTCAACAGGACCGTAGTCGTAGGACTGGACACCAAAGGTGCCACTATCACGGTCTACTTGTCGTGCAATGGGAGGCGCGATCTCAGGGCAAGTTGTGTAACCATCCAGGTCAGTGTAGCGGTAACTACAGGAGGCCGTAGGAGCGATGGCAAAGGCACGTTCCATACGGTTGTACCGGGCGACCTGAGCAGCGGCTTCTACGCCCTTCTGAAGCTCAATGGCGAGTACATAAGCTGAAGACTGCTCAACCGGAACAACGCCGTGATTAACTTGGTACAACGCGTTGCCAAACTCTTCATAGGTGATTCCGTACCGCCTCAGAAGATTGGCGAGTCCAAGCAATCCGAGACCGACTTGGCGATCTGTCTCCGCAGGTAGGTACTCCCCGCTACTCCCAACATCTGTCTTGCTGTGAAGGGCGCACAGCTCTGACATTCCGGTGACAAACGCACGTTGAATGTCATCAAGTTCGCATCCGCCGAGGTTGACATGCTGAAGTAGACAGGTTCCCCGTGAGGGCAGGTAGACTTCCAAGCATACGTTTCCCCGGATTCGATTGCCATATCGGTCTACTTTGGTTTTGTTGAGCCAGATGTCTCCTTGACGGATCCCTTGAAGCAGTGCATCTTTAACTTCCTGGGTAGCGGTTTCCCACCAATGGTTGTTAATGTTGACGCAACGCTTTACCCAAGGTAGCTCAGACCGACTAGCAGAAATAAAGTCAAGGACATCAGGGTGATTGAGATCAAGATGGCATACCACAGCACCATTCTTGTAGACACCCCCACGCCTCAGGATCTCGTTGAGTGTGGAATAGATCTTTGCAAAGGATACTGGGCCGCTAGCCACAAGTCCCTTGCCATTCTCATCTCCTTTGGGTCGGAGTTTGGATAGATGGACAGCCACGCCAGCTCCGTAGCGGAGAGCGTGGGAAACAAACCGCCATGAGGCTTCAATTCCATTGGGTCCCTCCATGGTATCTTCTACGACAAACACTGTGCAGCTCACAGGCAGTCGAGAGCTTGGGTCATCAATCCATGATTGAACACGACCCGTGCGTGCAATAAGTTCCTTCTCCTTTGTCATACAAGGTCTTTAAGATTCGGTGGTTGGTAGTTGGGTCCCTTCAGGACCTTGCCATCAGCCCGATAGATGGGCTTACCATCTTCTCCAAGCTTTGACATGTTTGAGATGTGGACTCGATTCAATGCCTCATCAAGATCCCAACTCATGTTTGCTGCGTACTGGTAGCAAACGTAAACAAGATCTGCGAGTTCCTTGAGAGCTTCATCTCTGAAGTCCGGTAACTCACTTTCAGCTTCTAGGAACTCTTTGAACTCCTCAACGATCAAAGTCCGCTGTGTAGTCCTCGCAGTTGCCGTCTGTGAGTTTGCAATACGATAGGCGTTCCGAAACTCCTGAGCTTGGTCCGCTAGAAATGATTTCGTTCTCAAGTTCGTTTTGTAAGTAGTGGATAGCTTTTCTCAGATCAGCGATGCGGTCATCCTTAAACCCTGCTCGGCAGATATACTTGATCGCGTTGCCAAGGTGGAAGTTCAGTCCTTGGTCTCGGATGAAGTCCCAAACTTGAATGGAGCCTCGCTTGTAGTAACTGGGGCCTGTGAGGTTGGAGTGGGCCATTTCTTAACTAGGTTTGACATTGAGTTACCCAGCAGAAAGCATTGATGCTGTAGTGCCAGGAAGACAGTGATGACATCCTCAAGTTTTGTTTCTGGATGTCTAAGAGCGTTCTCTATCTGCTTCAGCTTAAACTGCTGCTCCAGAGTTAGCTCCACAATCGGGGCTGGGAGACCAAAGTCTTGGCCTTTGATTGGTGAAATCATAATCAGTCACTTGTAGGATCTTTGCTAGGCGTGCGTTTAGCAGAGCACTGTCTTCATCTAGGCCCTTTTCAAGAAACGCTGAAACCACTGTCTCCCATGAAACCCCTTTAGCATCAAGGAGCGCTTCCGCTCTTTTCACACCAATACCGGGAATACCTGAGTACCCATCTGTTTGGTCACCAGCCATGGTCTGGACAAAGTGCCAGCGCTTACCCATTTCTGGGGTGATGGTCACCACATCTTGAGTGAGGTCATAGAGACTGCCAGGGATCTGGCGCATGTCTTTATCTGGGCTGCAGATGATATGACCTTCCTCAGATGTCGCCTTAATGCCAATCGCATCGTCTGCTTCGATGCCATCCATGACAACTACCTTGTGCGTAACCTTGAGCGCATTGATCGCCCTTCGGTAGCCGCACGGCTTCTTGCGGTTTCTATGTCCTTTATACTCTGGATAGATGCTTTTACGAAAGTTATCAGGACTAGAGAAGTACAAAATACTGTCGTCAAAACACCCAAGGTCACTTTCAATCCTGCTCAGTTCTCGGTTGATTGACTCCATGACTTCACTGAAGTTGGAGGTCACCACAATTACATCTTCACCGTAGTCTACTTCTGTTTCGTTTGCAGCACAGCTTTTGTAGACAATATAATCTGCATCAATGAGCAGACTCATTTACCTTGACCTCGCCGCAGCTTTCGACCATGGGAAGGTAGGGAACGAGTCCCATTGCCTTGACGGGTACGCTTGAACTTTGCACGGGACTTGAACTCAACTCGTCCGAGTGCTGTCTTTGATTTAGTAGCCATTAGTGTACATCTGCCCAGGTGGATCCGATTTTC